AGAGTCCGTTCTTATACAACTTAACAAGACAAAAGAATACAAGATACGTATGTCAGGATTGGGCAGACCAATCTGTCAGCAACTCCTTGAACGTCAAGGTATCAAGCAAGAGACAGAATACAATCTCTTGTTTAGATTTTTGTTTGGAGACATTGTTGAATCTATAGCCGTTCTTATTTTAGAACAGGCAGGGGTAGATATTGTTGCAAAACAAAAAGCAGTTAAATTAAATATAGGTGGCACAGAAGTTACAGGAACACTTGATTTAATTATACGAGATGAATTAGGACAAGAAAAAGTTTGGGATATTAAATCCGCAAGTGATTGGGCATTTAAATATAAATACACAGGATTTGGGGGTTACAGTAAGATAAAAGAAGATGATCCGTTTGGGTACATTATGCAGGGTCATTTGTATGGTGAAGCAACAGGATTGCCGTTTGGTGGGTGGATAGCAATTAATAAATCTAGTGGGGAAGTTGCAGTGGTTGAAGCACCCGATTGGCAAGATGAAGATAGAAAAGAATATTTAGAAGATGCAAAGAAAAGAATAAAGATTTTAACTAGTCCTGATAAGGAGTTTATTGTTCCCTACAAGGATACATTTGAAACCTATAGAGATAAGGGTGAAGATGTCAGGACAGGAAACAAACTGTTACCCAAGCCTTGTAATATGTGTGGGTTTAAAAAATATTGTTGGAAAGATGCCGTGTTACATGATAAGGTAACGTCTAGGGCAAAGAATCCACCTCAAGCGTGGTATTCAAGATTAAAGAAAAAGTCAGCATAAATGTCGGTTATATATTCACATAATTATTTAATAGAATTGATGGAGTACAATGAAAATTTGTATCACATCTATATAGAATCCCACCGAGAAGCGGGGGGTGGTAGAGATGTCGTTTTCTTACGTCAACATGATAGAGGTATTCCCCTTACTCTTCGTGAAAACTTTTCTGAAGACGGCACTCTCACCTCTCGTACTGAACAACGGGATATAGTAAGAATAGAAAATGAATTTCAAGCAATTAGCCAAGCATTAAACTACGGAAAGATAGTATGCCTACCGATGTACCCCTTAACAAAAGAACTTATTACAATAGAAAAACAATCCCTAAAACTGGCAGGGTACGTGAACAAACGAATGGAATCATTAAACTTACAGATGAAATTAAAGAGATGAAAAGATTAAAATATAGATCAAAGTTTGAATTAGAGTTAGCAAAAGTGTTAGCTAACAATAAAGTAAAATTTGAATACGAATCAAAGAAGTTTCTTTACGTTCCTAAAGTACGAACGTACACTCCTGATTTTTATTTACCCGATACAAATATATTTATTGAAGCAAAAGGACATCTTGATAAGGCAGACAGAGTAAAGATGGTTCTTGTGAAAGATCAACACAAAGATTTGGATATTCGTTTTGTGTTTATGAACGCACGTAACAGGATATACAGAGGAAGTAAAACAACCTACGCTGATTGGTGTAACAGATATGATTTTGTGTGGGCAGAAAAAACAATACCTACGGAGTGGTTTAAAAATGGATAAAAAAAAGTTTGAAAAAATGATGAAAGAAATGAAACTTCAAAAAGGACATTACTATATTATTCTTACAGATATGGATGAAGATAAGTTTAACATGATTGCGTACGATACAACAGGCAGGCAATACAAGGATGAATCAGATCATACAGTGGGATCTATTACACACGAGGGAGTGGTTGCATTGTTGCGTAACAAAGGCGATGACATATTTAACTATGGTATGGGTGAATTATCTATGCAGTATGCAGGAAAAAGATTATTTAATCAAGCTCCAGATGATACAGGTCAAAATATAGAGTACAAAGATAATGTAATTAAAGTTGACTTTACGAGTGAACATTGATATGAAATATAGAGATATGATAAGAGAAAAATTTAGAAAGGTAAGAGAAGAGATGGAAAACACACCCAAGTATTTATCAGGTAAAAATGGACAACTGGAACTTAATTTTCATAAAGATATGGAAGATATGGTGAACCATCCACCTCATTACAATAAGAATGGTATTGAAACTATTGATGCTATAGAATCTGCAACAGGTGAAGGATTTGAATATTACTTACAGGGGAACATACTAAAATACTTGTGGAGATATAGGTACAAAAACGGAACAGAGGATTTAAAGAAAGCACGATGGTATTTAGATAAATTAATAAAAATAACTGACGAGAGAGAGGAAAACGATCATGTCAATATCAAATAGCTTACCAACATCGTACCAACAATTTATACATAAGTCACGCTATGCTAGATGGCTTGATGATGAAAACCGAAGAGAGAATTGGCATGAAACTGTAGATAGATACGTTTCTTTTATGGAGAAGTCTTTAAAACAAAATCATAATTACAAAATATCTAAAGCAGATAAAGAAACAATTACAAACTACATAACTGATTTATCTGTGATGCCATCTATGAGAGCAATGATGACGGCGGGTGAAGCACTCGAAAGAGACAATGTGTGTGGGTACAATTGTAGTTATCTTCCTGTAGACAGTCCACGTTCGTTTGATGAAGCTATGTATATATTGATGTGCGGAACAGGAGTTGGGTTTTCTGTTGAAAGAGAAAACGTAGATAAGTTACCTATTATTAGTGAAAGTATGCAAAAGTCTGATGTTGTTATTGTTGTAGACGATAGTAAAGTAGGTTGGGCAAAAGCATACAGAGAATTAATTGCGTTGCTTTACTCTGGAATGATTCCATCTTGGGATGTATCTAAGATACGACCTGCAGGTGCAAGGTTGAGGGTTATGGGGGGTAGAGCATCAGGTGCAGATCCTTTGGTTAACCTGTTTGAATTTACAGTTCGTAAATTTGAAAATGCAAAGGGTCGTAGACTTTATCCTATAGAGTGTCACGATATTATGTGTAAAGTAGGAGAAGTTGTTGTTGTTGGGGGTGTAAGACGTTCAGCATTAATAAGTTTATCTAATCTAGGTGATGACCCTATGAGACACGCTAAAGCAGGTGAGTGGTGGAACGCAAATGGACAAAGAGCATTAGCAAACAATTCTATTGCGTACAAGGGTAAACCTGACATGGACACTTACATGAGGGAGTGGTTAGCTTTGTATGAGTCAAAGTCTGGGGAACGAGGTATGTTTAACAGACAGGCAGCGGACAAACAAGTTGCAAAGAATGGTAGAAGAGAAACTGGACACATGTGGGGAACAAATCCATGTTCAGAAATTATACTTAGACCTTACCAATTTTGTAATCTTTCAGAAGTTGTAATTAGACAGACAGATGATTTGCAAACTTTACGTAGCAAAGTAAGGGTTGCAACAATACTTGGAACGTTTCAGTCTACTTTAACTGACCTTAAATACCTGCGAAAAATTTGGAAAAACAACACAGAAGAAGAGAGATTGTTAGGTGTTTCCTTGACAGGGATTATGGATCATGGTATTCTATCTAGGACAATAGATTCTAAAGTTTGGTTACAAGAGATGAAACAAGTTGCAGTAGATACAAACAAACAATATGCAAAGGCAATAGGTATTCCACAATCAACGGCGATTACTTGTGTTAAGCCAAGTGGAACAGTATCACAACTTGTAGATGCTTCTTCAGGTATTCATGCAAGACACAACGATTTTTATGTAAGAACTGTAAGGGGAGATAACAAAGATCCGCTAACAGAGTTTATGAAAAAGGAAGGTGTGCCTAGCGAACCTGATATTACAAAGCCAGATAGTGTAACTGTGTTTTCTTTTCCTATGAAGTCACCGAGCGGTGCAATTACTAGGACTGAAATGAGTGCAATTCAACAACTTGAGTTGTGGAAATTATATGCGGACTTGTGGTGCGAACACAAGCCATCTGTTACTATTTCTGTAAAGGAAGAGGAGTGGATGGGAGTGGGTGCTTGGATGTACAAGAATTTTGATATATCTTCAGGGGTTTCCTTTCTACCCTTTAGTGATCATACGTACAAACAAGCACCATACCAAGATATAAATGCTAATGAATATAATGAGTGGAAGGAATCTGTTCCCCCGACTTTAGATTGGGATAAGTTTTCTTCTTACGAAAAAGAGGATAATACAAGTGGATCTCGTGAACTTGCGTGTACTGCAGATGCCTGTGAAGTTGTGGACTTGAGTGCATCGTAAATGATTATTGAGATACCGATTAATGACGATCACATGATCCGTGCGAGGGAAAAGGCTTCCATGATGGGCATCCTTCAGGGAAGTATTACAGGTGGCTCTAGTAACGTTGTAGGGGCGATAGGTGAGGTGATTGTTGCTGATAGTATTAAGGCGAAAGAGATCAACACGTACGATTATGATCTAGTTAAAGAAGGTAAACGGATAGATGTTAAAACAAAACGTTGCAACACAAAGCCGATGCCTAATTACGATTGTTCTGTAGCGTTACACGGAACGGAACAAGATTGTGATACGTATGTGTTTGTTCGCATACTGTGTGATTTACGTAAAGCTTGGATTCTTGGTGGGATTTCTAAAGCAAACTTCTATGATAAAGCTACTCTATATAGGAAGGGTCAGATTGATTCTGGTAATGGATTTGTTTTTAAAGCAGATTGCTATAATTTGAAGATAGGTGAATTGGATTCAGTCTATGAAATTTAAAAGTAAAGTAAAAGCAAAACTGTTTTCGCTAGAAGCATACTTAAACAAAGATGGAAATGTTGAGATGAATTACGAAGCAGTTAAACCCGAAGATTTAGAAAAAGAATTAAACTCGGGATTACCCATGTATACAGGCACGAGTCAAGTTGCATCGTTGCTTAGATATTTACGAAAGTGTGGGGATGATATAATGAGTGGGTCACGTAATTATATTTAAGGTTTTCTCATAATATCAAAATCTTTACGTGATATTTTACCATCTTTGTTTTTGTCAAGTTTCTTCTGGCCGCCAACTAATCCCCCGTTTTTCATACCCATGTCGTATCTTTTCTTTTCAGTCATGCGACCCATTGGGTTTTCCATGCCTGCCATACCTGTAGTCATTTTTCTGTTTTGTTGAGCAAGTCCACCCATTTGCATAGGTTTGCGTGGCGATGCCATGCCCCCACCATACATTTTAGTTGGTCGTT